TTGAGAGTGATGCCGGCGAGCGACTTCGTCGTCTTGACGATATGGTCCCACGAGGTCTTCTCGTCGAACTGCTCGCTCTTCTTGATCGTGCGCTTGACAGTTTTGCCGTTCTCGGTGAGGGTGACCACGACGGCTGTCTGAAGCTCCATGTTCGTTCCTTTCGAAAATGAGAAACCCAGGACCCGTGTTAGGGGTCCTGGGATCGAGGTGTATCAGTCGTCGGTGTCTTCGACGAGCTCAGCGTCAACCACGTCGTCCGAAGACGTCGAGGCGGTCTCCTCGGTGTCATCGTCGCTGGAGGCAAGGGCCTTCACCAGGCAGAGAGCTGCGAAGCCGGCTGCGGCGGGCAGGGCGTAGCGAGCACTCTTCTTGGCGATACGGCCGAGCTTGCTCCAGTTGACGGTGACGACTGGGGAGTCGTCCTCAACGGGCTCGGTGGACGGAGTCGTGGTGGAAACGGTGGTCTCGGTCATTAGAGTATCCTTTCGAGTTGATGGGGGTCTCATTATAGGGCGTGCGAATCTTGCGAAAGCCTATGCTCCTTGTTAGGGAGCATGGCTGGTCTAGTTGTTCGAGGGTGTCTTGATGGAGTCGATGGTCTCGGCGAAGTTCTCGGCGTACTGTTGTCCAGCCTTGTCTCCGACATATGAGCCGAGGACACCACTGCCGAGGCTGTAGACGACGGTCAATGCCACTCCGGCTGGAGGGCAGAGAGCGCTGACGACAGCGCCGGCGGTGATGCTGGCGGTTGTCGAGGCGACAAAGTTGACGACCTTGTATCCGGTGGTCTCTTTAAAACTCATGACGATTCCTTTCTAGAGGGGTCTCATTATGAGCCATGCTCATCTCACGAGAGCTTGTACCACCGCTCGGTCGGCTCGATCACGAAATCGAGGACGATGCAGGCTCGACCCTCCTCGGTGACCCGGGAGCCGTAGTGCACCTCGATCTGCCTCTGCTCATTCCATCCGAGCTGGTCCCCCAGTGAAATGTCCTCAAGACCGATGCCTGTGTAGAACTCGTTGAGGCTGACGCACATCTCCCGAAGCAGGGTGTAGTTCAGCTCGTTGACGACTCGATCGATCTTATTGACGGTCGACTTGAAATAACGCCCACTGTAGGTGTCGTAGAACAGGCAGTCGCCCTCACCGTAGACGATCGTCTCATGAGGAACCGGCTGAGCCTTGGATGCGGCCTTCTCTGCGATCTGCTTCTCCTCAGGACCGAGGCGATCCTGGACGGTCGCTCGATAACGTTCGTACATCTGTCGAGTGCCCTCGTAGGCAAGGAGCAGGGACGACTCGCGCTTGACTGAGATGCTGTGGGCTCCGACGATGCAGACTCCGGTCGTCAATACGGCGATAGCCGGAGGGGCGTAGATCCGAGCGTACAGCCTGATCCTCTGCTCCTTGGTGAGTTGCTTGAACTCATCAATATCCCACTCGTGCATGATCCTGTCGGCTCGCACGCTCAGGGCCACGGACGCCCCGACTCCGAGAAGGGCGAGCCCCGTGAGGATATGGTGCGAGTTGCGCAGGATGAACGTCTGAGCAGTCCTGAGGATTGAGAGGTTCATCGGTAGTCCTCCTGAATGTTCTTGATGGCTTCGAGCAATATTGCCTTGGCGATCTCGGGGTTCGCGCCCTTCGGAACCTTGAGGATGACTGTCTGTGTGTTGGTAACGAGATCCCGATCACCGAAGATCACGCCAACGTCGAGTTCGTGATTCATGCGCGTTCCTTTCTCGAGAAACCTAGAACCCGGGTTGGGTTCTAGGTGTTAGTGTCAGAGACTGGTGTCGATGTGGATGGGCTTGGAGAAATCCTGCTTCGAGTTCTTGTTCCGGTTGATGCACCACTTGATGATGGCATAGATGCCAACGCAGTAGATGATCGACTTGATCAAGCTCTCGACGAGGCGGGAGATCAGCATGATCTGTCCTTTCGGTCTATGGGTCTCATTATATACCATGCTGATCCTGCGAGAAACCCAGAACCCGTGAGGGCTCTGGGAGTGAGATTCAGTTCTTGGCGGTGTCGGGGTCGAGGATCTTCTTGATCTCGTTCCAGCTCTCTTCGAAGCGCTGCTGAACGCTGAGTGCGTCCTGAGGAAGCGGAGTCGACAGGCTCTCGATAGTCTTCCGCTGGCGGCGGACGACTTTCTTGAGCTGCTCGATCTGCTTGCTCTGGGCGTAGACGGCGTAGGCGAACATGACGAAGGAGATAATTCCGAAGATGGTGAAGATGATGGACATGACGGTTCCTTTCTTATGGGGTCTCATTATAGCCCCTGCGGAATCCGCGTTCCGAATTTCTCACCCGGGAATTTTTCAGAACCCTTGCGGATTCTGGAGTGTGAGATCAGTGCTCGTAGACGGGGCACGCATCGTGACGAGGATTCTTGCAGTTGGCGCGCGCCATGCGGCAGAGCTTCGCGTTCTGCTCCTGGTCCTTCTTGACGCTGTTGAGGATAGCGCTAGAAGTGACTTTGACGGTAACGGTGAAGGCGGCGCAACCGAGAACGGTGGTGAACATGATGGTTCCTTTCGTTGAGGTAATGGGGGTCTCGTTATAGCCCTTGTCACCCTTGCAAAAACCTAGAACCCTTGTAGGGTCCTAGGTCTTGATTCTCAGATGCGGATCTTGGCGACGAATCCGAGTGCCTTGGAGGCGACCGGGAATATCTGCTCAGCCTTCAGGATGGCGAGGATTCCGACGAATGAGCCCACAGCGCCCACCACAGCATCGGGACTAGGGGAGAAGCGACGCCGTTTGGCGTCCTGAATCTGCTCCAGGTCCTTGATGTTGCGGAGAGCGTGCGTGTAGGCCTCACTGTCGGGATCCATGCCGTCGATGAAGGCGTAAGCGTCATCCAGGGCGGACTTGGCGTTCGGCTTGTTGTCGGACATGGTGTTCCTTTCAAATGGGGGTATCATTATGATCCATGTCTGATCCGCGTCTCAGGCGACCTCTGACACCTTGAGGGTGGCGGTGTCCTTCTTGGTCATGTCCTCAGCGGGAGTCTCGAGGGCGGCGTAGACCTCCTGGTTCTTGTGGTCCACATGGAGGACGCCGTCGACCTTGGGCTCGTAGTTCTTCGACGCCAGACCCAGCAGAGCACCCAGGAAGGTGTCGACGGCGGTGATGGTGCCGACGACGGCCTCAGTGTGAGGGAACCCCCACAGGCCCGCCAGCGCCAGGTAAAGGGTGGCGAGGGCAGGCAGCAGGATCTGGGCAATCCACTTCAGGATGTTGTAGGTCTGATTCGACAGAGACAAAACGCTTGTCCTTCCTTCTGGTGTCCGGGAAATGGATGGGAAGCCGGTTCACGGCGTCCATGACCTTTTCGGCGGTCCCGTTGCCGCCGAAGGTGTGATAGGGCTGGTACAGATACTTCTGCAAGTCCTCGAACTCGTCGATCGTGATATAGCCCCGGGACAGATACGCCGTCCCCATGGCCACGATCTGATTGTGTGCCAGACCGAGCATCAGCTGGGTCTTGGCGTCGTGTCGCTCGGATCTCTTCTGGAGATATGCCCAGATCCCACTACTAGTGAGGACCGAGCCGAATATGGTGATCACGAGCTCCAGCATGGGTTGCATTCAGCCTCCGATGGACATGAGCGGACGAACGCCGTACTTACTCGTCCAGTCCGCCCATGAGACATGCCGCTGGTCGCCGTAATACAGGGCGAAGCGGTTCTTGGTGACCTGATCCCTGAGCCAGAACGACTCCCCCGAGAACGGGATCGGGTTGCCCAGGCGGAAATAGCTGAGCTGACGAGCGATCGGCGCCACGTTGTTCTCGCCGCCATTGACGCGAGTGTGGACGAAGTTGGATCCGAACATCTCGAACTCCGAGGGGATCGTAACCTTCGGGTACTCCCAGCTCCAGCTCTTCTCAGTCAGTTCCCAGGAATTATCCGTGTTCTCGAACTCGTGCGGCTCGAACACCGGGAAGGTCTTGAAGTCCGAGATATCGAACGCCTGAAGGGCGGAGGCGAAGCGCACCATGCCTTCGGCGTAGTCCCGACGCATCTTGGAGCCGTTCCAGCCCTTGTTGCACCAGCCGGCCTCGCCGATGTTGTCGATGCCCAGATTCCGGTCGCTCATGATCGTGATCCGGTGCTGGTTCGTCCCGTTAGGGTGATCCAGATATCGATCGAAGTCTACGATGATCCACCGACAGGTGTTGTCGTTGAACTGCCAGTAGTCGCCCAACCACATCCCGTCGAACGTCCCGTTCCTGATAGCCATCTTCTGGGCGGCCGTAATTGTCTTACCGAGGTTGTTTCCTCGAGTGATGACCTTCTTCAGATTCGGGTCATTGTTGAAGGCGTTCAGGAAATCGAACTTGTTGTTCAGAGTGATCTGCTTGGGCTGCATGACGCTCTGAGCCCACTGGGCGTTCTCGTGACCCGCCTTGCCTCGCAGATCGATGATCTCGAATGCGGATGCGTCCTGGGCGCCCCTCGGCACACGTACAGCGGCGATGAGAACCTCATAGTTGTCCGCTGTCTGGATCGGTTGCGGAATACCCTCGTTCGGATTCCCTTGGAGAGCCCGAATACCAGCGACGCGAACATCCCTGGTGTTGTTGACCCGGATGTATATGGCGTCGTAGCGATCGCCGTCCGTACTACCAGGGTTGAGGTTGTAGTACCGCTCCGCGTCGTTTTCGAGCCAGTGCCCTTTGAGCCAGGCTCGGCCGGACTGGATGATGATGGTCCGTCCGTTTCCCTTGACGACCTGGTAGCCGCGGCCCCAGTTCTGGAAGATGCCGTCGGAAATGACCCCGTCAAACATGCGTCCGAAGTCGTCCGCGGAGTACTTCCGGTCTCCGTTGATGGAGACGAAGAATCCTGATCTCTCTGTCATGTGATGTTCAACCCCGGTTTCGACTTCTGAATATCGGACAAGGACTCGAATGTCGGGTAGAAGACGTCCCCCTCCGAGTCCGAGGATGTACGGATGTACTCGGTCACCCGAGCGATGTCCTGCTGCCCGAACTCGTTCTGGATCTGCACGAAATCGCCCAGAAAGAAGTCCTCGTTGTAGACGTACATGGACTGCTGAGCGGCCTCACCCGAGAACATCTCGATAGGCATATGGCGCCACAGCTCTGTATTGCACTGCTCGTGGATCTGGCGGTGGATGGATTTTGGATCAACCGTTGCAACGCCCTTGAACCCGTTGCCTGCCTGCATGTAGCCATTGGTATGCTCGATCGAGGGTGACTGCAAATACCCCTCTCGAAGTCCAAGACCTTTTCGCCCGACGGTTACCGAGTTGTTCTGCATCATCGAGTCGCCGCTCTCGTCCAAGTATTCCTGGCCGTATTCGCCATTGAAGATAAGGTTCTTCGGGACCGTGAATTTCACAGCGCCCGAGAATATCTTTGTTCTGGTGCTGACCTTGGACTTGAAGTATGTGGCCTTGGACAGGTTGTCGTACTTGGGCGAGAACACGACTGGAGGACGCTCACCTTGGTTGAATGTGCGGTTAACGCCGTTGTACGTATACCCGTACCAGTAATACGGGTCCTCGCCGTCGTATTCGATAGCCCATCCCGACATTGTCAGATCAGTGAGGTTCTGGACGATCTTGTACCAGGATCCCTCCATACTATAGGGATCCTTGTCGTAGTCCGGATGATTAGACCATTCGTGGGAATAATTCATCGGGCGAACGTTACCGTCGCCGCTGACTTCTATGCTACCGATGTCCATCGAGGACGTCGGACGACCGCGTCGGATTCCGTCCGGAAGTTCGTCGACCGAATACCATCCGAATCCCAGGACGTAACGCTCATGCGACGTATCGAGCGAGTCCCGCTGCTTGAACAGCAGATTGGTGTAATGCTTGATGACGTCCTTGACCTTACCACGAGTGCGCTCGTGCTTGCACAGCAGAGTCCCGTCCCACATCGGATAAGGATGCATGACCCGCCTATCCAATATGGATTCAAGACTCCGACCACTGATCGTCAGTAGGGACTCCTTACCGTACTCCGTGTTGAGCTCGACCTGCTCAATGATCATGAGCTTGTTCGTCCCCTTGGTGTACAGGTAGTAGTCCAGCTGGTAAGTCCTCAGGTTCTCCAGGGTTCCAGGAACCACGAGCTTGAAGTCCCCGAATCCATGGAAGCGCTCAGTCCAGACGACGGACTTGTAGTCCTCACAGATATGCTGAATGATCATGGACTCGTCTAGCACGGCAAGATACATGTCACACCCCCTGGTAGAGAACGTCGGTTGAGAAATAGACGTCTGTCAGCGTCGGATCATTCATGGCGATCTGGAACTCGTTCACTCCCGGTCTCAGCTTGAGCCAGTCCGAGTTCCGGTCCAGTGCCGCCAGGAACTTGTCCTTGCGGTCGCCTCTGGTCCGGATGATGTATTTGGAGCCCACCCGGGAATTGACGGTGACGACGTCGCCGCCGACGATCGGGTCGACCTTGTAGTACGTCTTGTCGAGAAATGCTCCGGTGAGCTTGAATGTGTCCCTGGAGAACGTCTCGGTGACGGTGATCGGAAGCTTAGCTCCTGGGCGGAACCGGAATATCATGGTGAATCCGGTCTCCACCTCGCCCTTGTAGTCGATGACCGCGGACAGGACTCCACGATCCTTGGCGAACTCGAGCGAGGGGGAGGGCTCGTCCATGAAATCGAACTCAAAAGTCCCGATGTCCCGCTTCCACTCGAGGTTCTGGTTGACCATCGTGTCAGCGTCATGCCAGTAGGCGTCCGGGCACAATATGCTGACGTTGATCTCCTCATCCTTGGAGAAGATATCGGCCTCGACCGACTCGACGTAGCCCTCGGTCCGGACCCTGCGCTTGTCCGTGTTGACGTATACGGACATGGGCTGCTTGATCTGGAACCAGGAGTAGATGCGCTGACGAGTCGTCTCGATGTCGGGATATGGCAACGGCGCGAGTTTGATCTTGAGGTTCCTCATTCCCGCCCTCGCGCCGTTGAAGATCGCCACATCGGTCAGAGCCAGTTCCGTGGTGTTGATCGAGGCCTTCGTTGCCGACAGACCGTCGACGGATTTGACCGCGACACCCTCGATCCACGGGTTCGTGAGCGAGAGCACGATCCTGTGCTGACGATATGTCAGGAACTCTATGGACTCGATCATAAGTCGTACATGGCTCCTCTGAACTGTTCGATCTGGTTGTGCGTCTGCCTGTAGATCTCCGTCTCGGACAGAGCTTTTGGCGACGTGTTGTACTGGTTGAACACGACGTTGGAGCCGTTGTTCACAGTCTCATTCACAGTCTCGCCGACGCGGGACTGAGCGCCCTGGACGGCCCTGCCCGCGAGCTGGGTCGTCATGTTGGCCGACAGGTTCTCCTGAATATCGTCCTGCGGCAGAAGCTCCTGGATCTTGCTGGCCTGCTCCTCCACTTGCGAGAGGTCCAGAACCGGCTTGATCGTCGGGTTCATGTCGCCACCGAACGCGTCGTTCCAAATATCCTTCGTGTTCCCGAAGCCCTTGGCGAGCGCGTCGACGGTGTCGTGAGCCATCGCGGAGGCCGCGTCGATCCCCTGCTCGGTGTTCTCCGAGATACCGTTGGTCAGACCCTGCATCAGGAACTCGCCGATCTCAAACATGACACGAGAAGGAGAATGAATACCGAACACCTGCTTGGTCGTGTTGACAATGCTGGTACCGAAGTTGCGAATCGTCTGTTTGACCTCTTCGATCTTGCCCTTGATCGCGTTCTTCAGACCCTCGACGAGCCTGTGACCAGCATTTCTCATCCCGGAGACACCCGTGGATACTAGCTGCTTGATACCATTGACGATACCATTCCTGATCGCCGTAATGAGTCGGATACCGGCATCCATCAAGGCGCCCGAGTTGTTCTCGATAGCATCGGCGAGTCCGTTGACGAATTTGATGATCGTCTCGAACGCCGCCTGGGTGATTCTCGGCATGTTGTCGCCGAGGCTCTGAAGAAATGCCACGATGCAGTCGGTCGCCTTGGTCCCGATCTCGGGGATCTTGTAGGACAGACCCTCGAGGAAGGACGTGAGGAGGTCGGAACCCCTCTCGACCAGTGTCGGCATGTTCTGAATAAGAGCATCCGACAATGTTATGATCAGGAATATGGCGCAGTCGATGATCTCCTGAGCGCAGTCGTAGACCACCTGGATGATCGCGCGGATAATGGTGATCATGAGCTCGACGAACGTCGGAATGGACTCGATCATTGCCTGTGCCGCGGACGTCAGGACAACCTTGATGTACTCGACGATGGTGCCCTGGTTATCGATGAAGACCTGCATGAAGTTGATGAAAGCCTCACCGATAGCCGTACCCATGGCGGGCATCCGCTCGATGAATCCGTCGACGGCGTCCAGGAATGTCTGAACTCCCTCAGCTCCGGTGGTCGAC